TGCTTTTACTCACGTTAGTGCATTTGATTTTACTATAACACAACAAATACCTGAAATGAAAATAATTGATTTTCTAACAGGTTTATTTAAGATGTTTAATTTAACTGCTTATGTTGAAGATGATATTATTATTGTAAAGACTTTAAATGCTTTTTATAGTAGTGGTACATCTTATGATATTACTAAATATATTGATGTAAATAAAAGTGAGGTTAATACAGCTTTACCTTATAGAGAAATAAGTTTTTATGCAGAAGATACTAAAACTATTTTAGCTAAACAACACGAACAATTAGCTGGAAATACTTGGGGAAAAATAGAATATAAAGGTAGCGATAAAGAACTTGCAGGAGAACTATATAAAGTTGTAACACCCTTTTCACAATTAAAATACGAACATTTAATAGATACAAATACAGGTAATTCAATAGATGTTCAATGGGGTTATTTTGTAGATGACAATCAAAACTCATATTATGGTAAACCTTTATTATTTTACCCTATAAGACAAACATCAGCAACAGAAATATCTTTTGTTAACGCATCAGGACACGAACCATTGACAACGTATATTATACCATCTAATAGTGTTTATTTAAATCCTGCAACAGGTAAAGATAATATAAACTTTAATGTAGAGGTAAATGAATATACAGCTACACAAGATTTCACAGATACATTATTTAGAAAGTATTATCAGAATTATATTTTAAGTGTATTTGACCCTACAAACAGACTTACAAAAGTTACTGCTTATTTACCCTTAAATATATTATTGAAATTCAATTTATCAGATAGGTTTATAATGAATGGAAATAGTTATAAAATAAATTCTATTAATACTAATTTACAAACAGGTAAATCTGATATGGAGTTATTAAACGATATTGTTATTTCAACATTAGAAGAAGATACAACACCTCCTAATAATGTACAAGGTTTAGCAGTTGATAGCGTAACTTATAATAGCGTATCAATATCTTGGACAGGTAATACAGATACAGATTTAGCAGGTTATAAAGTTTATTTAGATGGTGTGTTAAATGCTACTTTAGGAATACAAGACAGTTATACAATAATAGGTTTATCACAAAATACTTCTTATGATATAAGGGTTACTGCTTATGACACAAGTGGCAATGAAAGTGCTTTTGCAAGTGCAACAGAGGTAACTGCTCAAACAGAAGTACAAGATGTAAATGCTCCAACTAAACCAACTAATTTATCAGCTGATTTAATTGGTACAACTGCAATAGGCATAAGTTGGACTGCATCAACAGATGATGTAGGTATAGACTATTATAGAGTTTATGTAGATGATATAATACAAGCCCCAACAACAAGTAGTACGGCTTATACTATTACAGGTTTAATTCCTGATACGGAATATACAGTTAATGTAGATGCAGTTGATACATCAGGAAATATAAGTCTATTAAGTAATGATTTAATAGTAACAACATTATGATAAAGAATATATTAGAATTATTAAAATACGTTAATGGAGAAACAGAAAACATACGTATTGCACAAGGTAAAAATAAACTACCTGTTACATTAAAAGATAGTTACAAAGCAATAAAACAAGAAATAAGATGGCAGAAAAAGTAGTAGTCGAATTAGAAGTTAAGTCCGACAAAGGTGTTAAGGATGTAAATAAACTTAATAAAGAAATATCAAACACCAATAAAGAGATAAAAGAAACTCAAGATGCATCTGCTAAAATGGGTAGCACTCTTGACAAGGCAACAGGTGGAGCAGTTACTAAATTTAAAAATTTAAGAGGTGCTTTAAAAACTGCAGTTACAGGTTTCAAGTCTTTAAGAGTTGCTATAATAGGCACAGGTATTGGTGCATTACTAATTGCAGTTACATCTTTAGGTCAAGCATTTACAAGAAGTGAGGAGGGACAAAATAAGTTTGCAAAACTATTAGGTATTATTGGTAGTGTTACAGGTAATTTATTAGACTTGTTAGCTGATTTAGGAGAGGGTATAATATCTGTATTTGAAAATCCAAAACAAGCCTTAATAAACTTTAAAAATGCTATTGTTGAAAATGTACAAAACAGAATTACATCTTTAATAGATACTTTTGGTTTTTTAGGGAGTGCTATTAAAAAAGTATTTAGTGGAGATTTTACAGGTGCATTAGAAGATGCTAAAAAGTCAGGTAGTAGTTTAATAGATAGTTTTACAGGAGTTGAAAATACAATTGGAAAAGCTACAAAATCAGTTAAGAATTTTACAAAGGAAATAGTAGATGATGCAAAAGCAGCAGCAAAAATAGCAGACCAACGTGCAAAAGCTGAAAAATCAGCAAGAGATTTAATTGTAAAAAGAGCCGAAGCAGAAAGAAGTATTGCTGAATTAAGAGAAAAAGCAGCAGATAAAGAGAATTTTACTGCAAAAGAACGAGTAGAGTTTTTAAAACAAGCAGGTGCAATTAGTGAAGATTTAGCAAAAAAAGAAACAGAAGTTGCAAGATTAAGATTAGAAGCTAAACAAACAGAAAATGCATTAACAAAATCAACTAAAGCTGATTTAGATGAAGAAGCTAATCTAAAAGCAGATTTAATAAATAAAGAAACTCAAAGATTAAAGCTACAAAAAGCATTAACAGCTGAAATTACAACTGCAACAAGAGAAGCAAACAAAACAAATAAAGAAGCAGCAGATAAGGATGTAATGACAGAAGAAGAAAAACAGGCTGCTATAGATAAGATACAAGAAGATTATATTAAGAAAAAAGAAGATAGGGATGCAGATACGGAATTAAAAAAGATAGAATTAGAAGAACAACGTAAACTTGCAGAATTAGAAAGATTAGGTGCTACAAATGAAGAAAAATTAGCAATACAAAAATACTATAATGAATTACGAAATGAAGAAACTGCTAAACAAAATAAAAAACAACTTGAAGATACAGAAAAACTTAACCAACAATTAGCACAAGCAGAAACAAATTTACAACAAGCTAAAGCGAATGCAATAAGAGGTGGTTTACAAATAATTGGACAATTAGGTAATAAGTCTAAAGCATTAGCAAAAACACTTTTAGTAGTTGAGAAAGGTTTAGCAATAGCACAAGTTATTTCAAGTGCTGCATCTGCAATAGCAAAAGCTAAAGCAAATTTAGCTGCTACTCCTGCCGTTATAGGTATTGTTCCAAACCCTATGTATGCTGTACAGGCTGTAGCAACTGCAAAAGGAATACTTGCTACTAAATTAGCTGCAGGTACATCAATAGCAACTATTGCTGCTCAAGCTATTCAAGGATTAGGTGGTGGTGGTGGTGGTGCTTCTGCAGGTTCATTAGGTGGTGGTGGTGCAGCAGATACATCTGTACCAAGTGTACCTCCTGCATTTAACGTAGTAGGTGCAAGTGATACAAATCAATTAGCAGAAGCTATAGGTAGCCAATCAAAAGAGCCTGTTAAAGCATACGTTGTAGCAAATGATGTAAGTACAGCACAAAGTATGGATAGGAATATAGTTGAGGGTGCAAGTATTTAAAAACACAAAATAATTAAATAATAACTATATACGAATATGAATATAATTGAGTTAGTTTTAGATGAAGAAAATAACGAAATAGGTATTGAGGCTATTTCAGTTGTAGAAAATCCAGCTATTGAAGAAGATTTTATTGCTTTAAGTAATGATATTATAGAATTAAAAGAAGCAGATAAAGAGAAGAAACTACTTGTAGGTGCTTTATTGATACCAAACAAACCTATATACAGAAGAAGTGGAGATGATGAATATTATGTATTCTTTTCAAAAGATACTGTCTTAAAAGCATCTCAAATGTATTTAATGAATGGTAATCAAAGCAAAGCTACTTTAGAACACGCACACGATATTAATGGACTTACTTTAGTAGAAAGTTGGATAGTAGAAGATGAAGTACACGATAAGTCAAGAAAGTATGGAATGAATGTACCAGTAGGTACTTGGATGGGTGCAGTAAAAGTAAACAACGATGAGGTTTGGAATGACTTTGTAAAGACAGGTAAAGTAAAAGGATTTTCGATTGAAGGGTATTTTGCTGATAAAATGGAAAGACCTAAAGAAAATTTACAAGAAGAATTAAGTAAGATAGAAGAAGCAGAAGCAGAGTATATGCTATCTCAAATTAAGGCAGTTATTAAAAGCGATAAAAGATTAAAGAAAGGTAAGAGAACAGAAATGGAAAGTTTTTCTGATTATCCACAATCTGTAAGTAATAATGCTAAAAGAGGTATTGAATTAAATAAAAAGGTAAATAATAAATGTGCTACACAAGTTGGTAAAGTAAGAGCACAACAATTAGCAGATAGAAAACCTGTAAGTATGGAAACTATCAAACGTATGTTTTCATATTTAAGTAGAGCAGAAGAATACTACAAGACTGGAGATACAGAGGCTTGTGGTTATATCTCTTATTTATTATGGGGTGGTAAATCGGCAAAGAGTTGGGCAGAAAGCAAAATCAAACAGAATGAGAAAAAGTAACAATAGCACACCAAGTAGAACAAGTCCTAAAGCAAGTAAAAGAGGATGCTTATGTAAGGATAACACATACTCTAAAAAGTGTTGTGATGGTAGCTTACAAGCACAAGGGATAGGTAGAACATCTACAACTATATAAACGAAAATACAAATTAATTTTTTTAATACTATATAATTATATGAAACCAAGTGAAATGTTAAATCAAGTAAAAACTCTTTTAGGAGTTGAAGTAAAACTTGAGCAAATGAAATTAGAAAACGGAACTGTTTTAGAAGCAGATAAATTTGAAGCAGGTAATGAAATCTTTATCGTAACAGAAGATGAAAGAGTAGCTTTACCAGTTGGAGAATACGTTTTAGAAGATGGTCAAACTTTAGTAATCGAAGAAGAGGGTATCATTAAAGAAATGAAATCTGAAAACGAAGAAGTTGAAGAAGTAGAGGTAGAGGTAGAAGCTGAAGAAGAAGAAAAAGAAGAAATGGGTTATGCTACTAAAGAAGAACTTGCAGAGGTTAAATCAATGATTGAAGAAATCAAAGCAATGTTAGAGCCTAAAGAAGAAATGTCTGAAGAAGTAAAAGAAGAAAAACAAGAGTTATCTTCTCAAGAGGTTGTTAACGAAATTCCTGAAGAAGTAAAGCAAGAATTATCTGAACCAGCTGCTGAACCAATTAACACAAACGCAGAGATTTCTAAAACAGAAGTAAAATTTAATATAGCATCAAAAAGGAAGATGTCTACATTAGATAGAGTAATGAATAAAATAAATCAACTTTAATAATAAATTAAAATTAAATAAAAATGAGTGTATCTTTAACATCAACTTATGCAGGGGAATTTTCAGGCAAGTATATTGCTGCTGCATTATTATCAGCATCTACTTTAGATAGTGGTGCTATTTCTATTTTACCAAACGTAAAATTTAAAAGTGTTATTCAAAAAGGAGCAACTGATGACATCGTAAAAGATGCATCTTGTGACTTCGTAACTAATCAAGGAACTTTAACTTTAACAGAAGCTGTATTACAACCAGAGGAGTTTCAAGTAAACTTACAATTATGTAAAAAAGACCTACATAATTCTTGGGAAGCTGCTCAAATGGGATATTCTGCTTTTGATAATTTAGCACCATCTTTCGCTGAATTTGTAATTTCTCACGTTGCTGCAAAAGTAGCTGATAAGACAGAGAAAAATATTTGGAGTGGAGCAACTGCAAATAGTGGAGAGTTTGATGGATTTACTGCAAAATTAACTGCTGATGCAGATGTGAATGATGTAGTAGGAACTACTGTAACTGCTGCAAATGTAATCGCTGAAATGGGTAAAGTAGTGGATGCTATTCCAACCGCAGTTTATGGACAAGAAGATTTAACATTATATGTTTCTTCAAATGTAGCACGTGCTTATATTAGAGCATTAGGAGGTTTCGCTGCAACTATCGGAGCAAATGGTTCTGATAACAAAGGAACTCAATGGTACAATGGTGGAGAATTATCTTTCGATGGTATCAACATTTTCGTAGCAAAAGGATTAGCAGATAACACAATGGTAGCTGCACAAAAATCTAACTTATATTTCGGAACTGGTATCTTAAACGACCAAAACGAAGTAAAAGTAATTGATATGTCAGATATCGATGGTTCACAAAATGTTAGAGTAATAATGAGATTTACCGCAGGTGTACAACACGTATTCGGTGGAGATATCGTTCTTTATTCGTAATAAATTAATTAATAATCATTAAAGAGGGTGGGTAAAATAACCTACCCTTTTTTATTTAAAACACTATATAAATATGGCTTGTTCATTAACAACTGGTAGAAAAGTACCTTGTAAATCGGCAGTAGGTGGTATAAAAACTATTTACTTTGCTGATTACGGAACTTTAGGAGATGCTACTATATCTGCAGGAGAAATTACTGCATTTGCAGGAACTCCAAGCTGGTTTCAATTTGATGTAAAAGGTAGTTCTTCTTTAGAAACTGCTATAAATTCATCAAGAGAAAATGGTACAACTTTCTACGAAAGTACATTAACTATGTCTTTAACTTTTCAAGACAAAGCAACACAAGAAGAATTAAAATTAATTGCACACGCAAGACCTCACGCAGTTGTAGAAGATTATAATGGGAATTATTTCTTATTAGGATTAGAACACGGAGCAGAGGTAACTGGTGGCTCAATTACGAGTGGAGCAGCAATGGGAGATTTAAGTGGCTATTCTTTAACGATAGTAGCACAAGAGACTGCACCTCCTTATTTTGTAGTACCTGCTGTAATTACTGCAGATGCATCAGCTACTCAAATAGACCCTACTGCATAATTATTTCTATTTAGATTTTTTAAAGAGGTATCTTAACGGATACCTTTTTTTTATTTACACATACAAAAAATACTTTTTATTACTATATACTAATATGAAAGTATTAACTACAAGTACAAACTTACAAACTATCAAAGTAATACCAAGAGTTTTTACAAATTCTATTGTATTAAAATTAAGGGATGATAGTACAAATGATAAGGTTTCTTTCATACTACCTGAAACAATAATTAATAAAGATTATTTAGAGATAAGTAATATTTTTAGTTTAAAAGAGGGTAGGTTTTATGATTTAACAGTTTATAAGGTAAATGGTAGTTATGGAGAATTTAAAGAAAGAGTTATAGCAGATAGTGGAACTTTTGTGAATAACACTTGTTTATATAATTTTTTAGATGCACAGAATTTAATAAATACATCATCATTAGATATTATTTATTTAGATAAAATATTTTGTACAGACCAAATAATAAACCAAGATGCCAATAATTACTATTCAGTTAATAAAAATGAGTATGTAAGTAAGAGTGGTAATAATGATTATATAGTTTTATAATATGAATGATTTAAGAGTTTTAAACTTATCAACTTATACAAGTCCTAAAATAAAAGAAACGAAAACAGATAACTTTGTTTCTTATGGAGATGATAATAACTACTTTCAGTTTTTAATTGATAGATATAATGGTAGTGCTACAAACAATGCTATTATAAACGGAATGTCAGAAATGATATTTGGTAAAGGTTTAGATGCTACAGATAGCAATAAAAAACCTGAAGCATACGCACAAATGATTACTTTATTTCACGATGA